GACAGAAAGTCCCCCATGAACCACACTTTGACACTCTCCCTTACCCCTGACCAACAGTCCGCAGTCACATCCCTGCTGTCCTTCATCTCCGACCCCAATCCACCCTCCCCCTTCTTCGCCTTCTCCGGCTATGCCGGCACCGGCAAGACCTTTTGCATGCGGGAGGTCGTCGCACGCTGTGCCAACAGCCGTGCCAAGTTCGCCTACACCGCCCCCACCAACAAGGCGGCCAAAGAACTCCGCAAGGTCACCGGCGAAGCCTGCACGATCTACTCCCTTCTCGGCCTGCGCATCGACAAGTCAGGCGAGCTGAAGAAGCTCACCACCGGCAAGCCTCCAGCCGACCTCAACGACTACGATGTGATCTTTCTGGACGAAGGCTGGATGACGAACAAGCATCTGTTCAGCATCCTTGAAGAAGTCTGCGACAAGTACAGCCTGAAGGTCGTGTTCATGGGGGACCGTGCGCAGCTGCCACCTGTTGGAGAGAAGGTATCGCCAGTGGACTTCCTGGCCAACGGAGCCAACCTCACCCAGGTCGTGCGCCACGGCGGGCCGATCCTGGAGCTGGTGACCGAAATCCGCCAGCAAGTCGACAGCCCTCTGCCCTGCATCACGTTCAAGTCACACAATGACGGCGAGACTGGCGTGTGGAAGATGACGAAGCAGGCCTTCCGCGAATCCATCTACAACGCAGCGGCCAGCGGCGGTTTCGCAGATGGTGACACGGCGAAGGTCATTGCCTGGCGCAACGTGCGAGTAGCCGAATACAACGACCTGATCCGCTCCGCGATCTTCGGTGCAGCGGCAATTCCTGGCTATTACCTGATGGGAGATCGCATTGTGGCCGCAGGTCCTTGCAGCCGTGGTGAAGAAGTCCTGCTGAGCACGGACGACGAAGCCATTGTCGAGAGCGTCGTGGAGTGCAAGCATCCCCTGGAGCCCAAGTACGAGGCCATCGAGCTGAAGTGCCGGGACGAAGAGAACAAGCTCATTCGCTTGCTGGTCCTCCACCCCAGAAGTGCCGGGCTGTTCAAGCAGGACTCCGAACACCTCGCTCACGACGCGAAGGGCAATGGCAAGCTGTGGAAGCGTTTCTGGGACATCAGGACCTCTTCCATCCGGTGAAGTACGCCTACGCCCTCACAGCGCATCGGAGCCAGGGCAGCACCTACGAAAACGTGTGGGTGGATACGAGCGACATCCTGTACAACCGCGAACGCCGTGAGGCTTTTCAGTGTCTGTACACGGCCTGCAGTCGTCCGACGAAACGACTCAATCTGACGTGATTCTGGGCGACTATGGGTTGCACGCTGCGGCCCATTGTGGGATTATTTGGCATGGTTACTAAATAGTAATCCTCGCGGATAATCCCACCTCACCTCACCACACCTTCCCCCTTGAAAGGCCCTCCAATGTCCCAAGTCATTCAATCCCAAATCCAGACCTGGCGTGAGAAGTGCCTCGCTGGCACCATCACCCAGGAAGAGATGCGCGAAGCCATCGCTGCCATCCGCAAGGAACGTGTTGGCGCTGCAGGCGTGAGCGCTGCCAGCACCGAGCGCAAGCCGACTGCGAAGGCGAAAGCCAAAGCGGCTCCGATCAACAGCGATGATCTGCTTGCGGGGCTGTGATGGGATACAAATTCGGATTCAAAGCTGGCACCTACGTGCGCCCCAAGGAAAACGGCGAGTATCCCTGGCCTTGTCAGGACAAGCCGGACCGCACCATTCCTCTTGCCACTGACGACATACTCACCAAAGATCCCAGCACGGGCAAGTACATGGTTCACACCGGCATCGGCTGAAGACGTCAGCCTGAGGATGTTGTGAGCCTAGCCTCCCAGGGCATCCCTTCGGTGCCCTGCCAGCTACGCTTCCAGTAGCGCTTCCTAACTGGAGAACCTTCCATGAACCCTTCCCCTGACCTCAAACTCTCCCAAGCCCTCTGGATATCCAATCCAGCTGCTCTTCTCAACATCGACTTCGCGGATGCTTCCAGCATCGAAAACAACACCATGATGACCGATGTCGGCCTGGAGATGTCCGCTATGGGCTGGCGTCGTGTTGGCGCTGCTACCATTGAGTATCACATCACACACTCACAGGAAGCCCTTGCCCAAGCTGCTGTGGGAGCTGCTCAGCAAGCCATGCAAAAGCTCCAGGCCGACACCGAAGTGAAGCTCAACGCTCTGCGTGAGACTGTGAGCAAGCTACAGTCGCTGTCGTGGAACGGGCAAACTGTGCAGGAAATGCAAGATGCCTCAGTAGTGTCTGAGGTAGTTTACAGCAAGGACAAGCAGCCTGCCGAAGACTGGCTCGACATCATCCAGGCCGAGCAGTGGAAGTGTGTCAAGACCGGCTGTCAGCTCATGGTCCTGGACAATGGCATCAATCGTGACAGCTACTGGGGCGACCTCTTCTACGACTCTGACACGCAGGAATACCTCTTCAACTGTGCCAACGACGATCCAGCTCTGTCACGCTACGCCGGCGAAGACCAGTACTACATCAGCGCAGACACCTCCGAACCCAACTTCACCACCAGCTACGCAGGCTTTCCTCGCCTGTTCCTGTTTGCAGCTGATGATGCTGACCTCAGCGAAGCCCTCACCACCTACATCGAAGGCACCCCACAATGACCACGCAGCGCCACATGTTTCCCCGCTAAGAACATTGCACTTTGTTTCCACAGCATACCGTTCCCACGGTACAATGGGCCGCGGAAACAACGAAAGCTCCCATGCCACACAGACTCTCGACACTACAGCGCTTGTTAGGGTTCATCGAGTCCTATGAACCTGACACTGATTCCTGCATCAAGTGGATTCGCTACAAGAATCCAGCTGGGTATGGGCAACTTAGAGTAGAGAATGTGGCATGGCTTGCCCACAGGTATGTATATACTCAGCTCCACGGGAACATTCCACCTGGGCTGGTCATCATGCACACCTGCGACAATCCAGCCTGCGTAAACCCTCGCCACCTTCAGCTCGGAACCCACGGTCAAAACGTGCGTGACAAAGAAGCTAAAGGTAGAGGCAATGCTGGCGAGCGCAATGGGCAAGCAAAGCTCTCCCAAGATGAGATCACCAGAATACGTGATCTGCACGCTACGGGTGAATACTCCTTCGCAGAGCTGGGACGCATCTATGAAGTTCACCGTTCATGTATCTTTAAAATCGTCAACAAACTCCACTGGAAAAAATCATGACTCTAGCCAGGCCAATGTTTCCGAATACTCTTGATAGCACAATCCTGTCCACCTTCCGAGCCTGCCCTCAAAAGTTCTTCCGCCAATATGTACAGCACTGGAAAGCCAAAGAACAATCCGTTCACCTTGTCGCTGGGGGAGCGTTCGCTTCTGGCATTGAAGCTGCTCGAAATGCTTTCTATGTCGAAGGCCGAACGTCCGAAAACGCTGAAGGTGCTGGTTTACAGGCCCTCATCAAGCATTACGGTGCGTTTGAATGTCCAGCGGACTCTGCGAAGAGCCTTGAACGGATGTGTGGAGCCTTGGAGTTTTACTTTGAGCAGTACCCTCTTGGTGCAGATGGCGCCAATCCAATCACTCTACCTGGCGGACGACGAGGCATCGAGTTCAGCTTTGCCGAACCCCTCGACATCCTCCACCCCGTCACAGGCAACCCCATCCTCTACACCGGACGAAGCGACATGATCGCTGAACGCGCTGGCGGGGTCTACATCTATGACGAGAAGACCACTTCCAGCCTGGGCGCGTCGTGGGGGCGGCAGTGGGAAATGCGCTCACAGTTCACCGGGTATGCGTGGGCCGCTGCGAAGCAGGGCATCAAAACCGACGGTGCCATCATCCGTGGCGTCAGCATCCTCAAGACAAAGTATGACACTCTGGAAGTCCCGACTTACCGCACGAAGTACGAGCTGGAACGCTGGGAAGAGCAGACCATCCGCGACATCAAGCGCATGATCCAGTGCTGGGAGTCAGGGTATTGGGACTGGAACCTCGACGGCGCTTGCACTGACTATGGTGGCTGCGCTTTCACGCGGATTTGCAAGGAACGCGACCCCGAAGCGTTTCTGCCAGTGTACTTCCAACAAGCCGTCTGGGATCCTTTACTCAAAAAGGAGACGAGCGTGGCCGAGTACGAAGCGCAATGGGGTCACATCCGCACTGATGGTAGCGTGGCTGCGGAAGCTCCACAGGTCGCAGCTGGTGTGGACAGCGCCAGCTTCTCCAACCTGCTCTCTGGCATTCGCTGATGCCCTACACCCAGCACTTCATCGTCGAAGGCGCCTACCTCGGCAGCGCTGTCCGTGGGCGCCTCTCCGTCACTGGCGGCACCTCCGACCCTCAGCCCTACGCATTCTTCTGCGGAAGTTGCGCAGAGCTTTGGGCTCGCTGCCCTGTGGACAAGCTCTCCCCCAGCATCCAGCAGGAATGGATGGTTTGGCGGCGCCCTTGCCGACGTTGTGCTGGGCATTCAGGGGAAATCCCAGGCAGCTTGCTGCTGCCGTGGGAAGAAGACTTCAACAACTGTCTGGCAGAAGTGCCTGACGCTCTTCGCTGGGAGTTCCAGCAGCACCTTACCTTTGCTGAAAGGCATTACAGATGAGCTATACCGCTTACACGACCACTGCGCAGGACAGCGATCTGAACACCATTCAAGGCTTCATCCATCCTGACTACTGGGGCGATCTGGAAGCCGTTCTGGATTACTTTGCAGAACGTCTTGATTGCGAAAGCGAGGAAGTCACCAGTGCTCAGGAAGCCTTGTCCGAAGCCAACTCCAAGATCGCTTCCCTGGAAGAAGAGCTGGCTGAAGCCCGCGCACGTTTGCAAGATCTCGAAGGCTAAACACCATGAACACCACTGTTACTGATACCCCCAAGTCCGCCCTCCCCGGTACAAATGTCCTTCTGATGGGCCCTGCCGGCACCGGCAAAACCCACGCCATCGGCACCCTTGTCGATGCCGGTGTCGAAGTCTTCTACGTCGCCCTGGAATCCGGCATGGAATCCCTCCTGGGCTACTGGACCGACCGCGGCAAGCCCATCCCCGACAACCTCCACTGGCACAAGGTCGCGGCTCCAAAGGCCAGCTTCACCGACCTGATCTCCACGGCCACCAAGGTCAACACCATGAACTTGGACACGCTGGCCAAGGCGAACGATGCCAACCGCTCCAACCACAACCAGTTCATCAAGTTCCTGGAAGCCCTCAACGACTTCCCTGATGATCGCACAGGCCAGAAGTTCGGCTGCGTGGACACATGGACTCCCTCGCGTGCGCTGGTGATCGACGGCATGGCCGGGCTGGCAGTCGCAGCTATGTCCCTGGTGATCGGTGGCAAGGCGGTGCGCAACCAGGCCGATTGGGGCATCGCACAGGATCAAGTCGAGCGCATCATCCGCATGCTCACCAGCAACTGCGAATGCCACTTTGTGCTGCTGACGCATGTGGAACGCGAAACCGATGCTGTGCTGGGTGGCGTGAAGCTGATGGTCAGCACGCTTGGCAAGGCCTTGGCTCCGAAGCTGCCGCCGATGTTCAGCGACGTGATCCTGACCGTCCGCGAGGGAGACAAGTTCACCTGGGACACTGGCTCTGCACAAGCAGACGTGAAGACCCGCAACCTGCCGATCAAGTCCGGTCTGCCAGCAGGGTTCGGTCCGATCATTGAGAAGTGGAAGAGCCGTGGAGGTGTGGTGTGAGCATTCTGGAACGCATTGTCGAAGAGACGCAAAAACGGCTCCCAGATCTGCAGGGAAGCTTGTCTTTGGAAGAGTTGGATCGGCACTCTACATTGACTTACCGTCACATAGACCTTTACATACAGGTGCGTGTGACGGCAAAAGAGATGCTGAGTAC